GGCAGTATTAACTGGTGGCTCGGCTTGGAAAGGTCCGCCCATTCCAGCGACTTGTAATTGCCCGTTTGAAATAAAGCCTTCTGCGCCTGATTCTGCTAAACTTGCCATTCTTCCTGTGGTATTGCCACCAAGTCGTCGCTCTTCTTTTGGAAGCAAAGCCAATGCCGCGCCTATTGCTGCGCCGCCACCGAGAATTCCTAACGCAACCGCTCCGGGGTTGGTAAACATTTTAGTAAGAATGCTTATCGACATTAAGGACTTCATTGCGACTCCTGCTGCTTTTATAGCACCAATAAACTTCATTATACCAAAAGTAACAAATGCGCCTTTTATAGCACCAGCAACAAGTGGCATTTCATTTTTTATAAATTGAATTGATTGATTCACTTTTTCAAACACAAAAGACAGACCATCAACAACCGGCTGTATGCCAATTGCAAAGTTTTGAACTAATATTACAAGCTCTTGTGCTAAACTACGTCCAGCAGCCATGGCTTCATTTAATGACGTTGCTCTGTCCGTCTCTTGCTTTGTCATTGCCTCTTGGTTCATTAACTGGCTTAACTGTTCCGCATTCATGCCAGCAGCGTTTGCAATAGCATCTTTTTGGAATTTGTTAAGTGAATTAAAATCACTCACAGAAGATCCAAGAGTTTCCGACATATAATCTATAACTGCCTGTGGTCCCTCTAATTGTGCTTCAAGAAGACCCATTGTGCTAAACAATTGTGTGCCCAAAACAGCATTTAAATTACCGGCGGCGGTGGCGGCAGAATCAAAAGTTTGATAGTTATCCGCTATGCCAATAAGCTCATTAACTGCAAGTCCGGTTTTTTGTGATTGCTTCTCTAAGTCAAAAAATATTTCAACAGCATCTGCACCATACGATGACAGTTGTGGAAGCGCCTGGTTTAGTTCAGAAAAAACCTGTCCTACATCTTTGCCAAGAGTTTGAGCTAAATTAAATGCTTGTTTTTGAAAGCGTGTAGCTGTCTTTGTAGACATGCCAAAATTTCTTGTCATTGTTTCAAGGCTGCCCGCAAAGTCGGCTCCTGAAACTCCTACCTTATCAAGTCGTGCGCCGAGTTCTCCAAGTCTTTTTCTTTCACTCTCCGCCATAACTCCAAAACCAGAGAGATTTCCCATAAGGCTTTGATAAGATGCAGCCATCTCTTCTGCGGAGATACCATTTGATCTGTTTGCCAATTCAAGAGCAACTATTTCATCATCAAATTCTCCTGCGGCACCTGTGGCTGCATTAAATCCGGCGGTGGCTGCATCGTTTGCTGCTGCGACTCCTATCGTGGATTGTTGAACTTTTGAAATTAACGAGGCGACTGGATTTAAATTCTCAACATATTCCGTCATTGAGTCTGTAAGAGACTTTTGGGATTTTTTTTGATCTTCTTGTTTTCTTGACAGGTCCGCTTCTGCGGCTGCGAGTTCCTCGGCAGAGAGCGAGGCGTCTTGCGTTTTTTCCTTTAAGCGATCAATTTCTTTTTGTAATTTTTTACTGGATTTTTCCATGTTCATAAAAGAACCAATAAGGGTCTCCGAACCATCTGTTAAGCCAGTAAAGGTTTGTACTGTTCGTTGAAGAGCATTTGCAAAGTCACTACTTGTTTTTTGTAATTTTTCTTCTTTTTTGGCAAGCTCTTCAAGCTGACTAATGCGCTGTCTTTCAAGCTCATTTAATAGTTGAAACTGCTCTTTTTGCCCCTCCATTTGGGCAAATCTTTTTTTCTCTAGCGCGTAGACTTTTCCAAGCTGTTCAAGATATTCTTTACTGCCTTCAGTGAGTGCAGACAGGGCGACTTTTTCAGCAGCAAGTCGCTCGTTAATATTTTGATCATGATCAGCCATTTATAGTTCTCCTATTTGAATGGCCATTTAATGCCTGTGTCGCTTTCAAAGTTTTTTATTGCGCGATCAAGGGCAGACTTTGTTTTAATTGTCTCGGGCTTGTCTAAGCCGTAGCGCTTCATTGCTTTAAGATATTTTGCCTCATTTCCAAGAGCGCTTTTAAAAGAATCTACTTGTTTTCTCGTGCCGGAGATTTTAACTGGTACACGTCGTCCACCAAACATTCCTGCAAGAATTGTTTCAATCGCTCCGCCCATCATAGCAAGCCAGCTTTCATTTAACAAGTCGGCTTCACTTGGGTTTAAATTAATTTCAATCGAAACTAAATCGTTTGATTCGCTCATGTTTGTGGTCTCCGTATATGTCTGCCTCTAATAAATAGTTGCATTAAAAAGAAAACGGGCAATAGCCCGCTTTCATTTATCTAGTTTTTTTATTGGCTTTTTCCATAGCCTCTTTCTCATCTTGAAATTGTTTTGTTAGCCTACGCACAAACCAGCCCCTTAATTGAACGGGAAGATTGTATGCCTCTATAAAACTCCAACTTCCATGGTGTGTAAGAAAAAAGAATTGTTCATACACATTTTGCATGTAGTCGCTATTTAGGCCAAAAAAATTCCGAAGTAAACGGCACCTCCGTTTCAGTTACCGCACCGCAAGACGAGCACTCAACTTCTTGAGATAGATCCACATTTGGAGTTACTACTTTAACACACGCCCTTAAAAATCTAGCATCTTGGGCAGGCATGTTATCAACAAAATTATTTATTTCACCAACATCGGTGACGTTATTGACTGACACGATTAATGTTTTAAGCAGATCTGTCGATGTAGAGTCTGGTAAGTTAAGCTTTTCTAACCTCTCTTGTCGAGCAATCGTATCTTTTTCATCTTGTGAAGTAAAAAGTCTAAACTCCACAGTATATTCAGAACGGGGAAGAACAGCAGTAAAAGTTCCATGATCTGTTTGCGACACGCCGCTGTCACTATCCTCCTCTGGTTGAATACCTTGACTATTGCCCATGGCTGATAAATCAAAGATGTGTTCATTAGTAACACCACAGGCGGGACAGCCTATCCTAACAGTGTATTCGTTTCCATATCCCGATATTCTTGCCGCAAGAAGTAAGGCGTTTTTATCACCCACCAATAAATCATCAACGTGAATATCTTTATTAACAATAAGATTCGCAATTAGTCTATCGATAGCCAAGCCGCTTTTAAGCAATGCTTTTGAAGTTAAAATATCTTCATCTTTTGCGGTCATGTATCGAATTTCTATTGTCTCTTGCTCATAAAGTGGATGGGCAGGAGGATAAAACTTTCCACGAGAAGGAAGCTCGACAAATTCCGTTGGGGCAACAAACGAAAGAGTTGCCGGAGGAGCAGCCGTAGTCGTTGAATCGACTGCTTGGGTTGGCGCAGGAGAAGCACTTGCTTTCGTGCGACCAGAGTTTCTTGACATTTACACCTCTATTGTAGTATGTATTTTTATTATAACCTAACTTAATAAATAGTTCAAATAGAAAATATTGTTTTTATTAAGGTTTAGCTTTATTGAGAACTGTAAACTGCCCAATCATATTGGATAGTTAAAGTAACATCGATTAAGTCCTCTGAATCATATGAGTGAGATCCAAAGTTGACTTCTGTTGCAAACGCATTGACAAGCTCCCACTTACCACCTTCTTTGGCGGCGGGGGAGGAACCATCAGTAATCATTTCTTTAATTACAAGTTTGCCCAGTGCAGCGGTTGCTGTTGCCTTGGTGATCGTTGTGTTAATCGCGTCATTCAAATCGGTAGGATTCGCAATACCTGTGTTAAGCAAATAGTCATAGAGAACTTTTGACGTATTTGGCTCAACCGCATCAACAAGTGTCAACTGTAAAGTATTCCAAGTAACCCTTCCTGGGTAGTAGAATGTATGATTAAAGAATGCGTGCGGAGTTGAAGTAATGCTATATGAAGGACGGTCCACTGACTTGGCAACATACTTCAAAGAAGTAGGTGCGCCAGGTGGGGTGAACTCAATTAAAAACCTAAACCCTCTTTTTGGTTCAAAATTCGGATTAGACCAAAAATTGTTTGAAGAGTCTGCTGCCATTATTTGTTTCTCCTGTTGTTATAATATATAGTCATCTTTCTTTTAATCCTCGAATCCTGCACCACTATTTGTGATAACAAAGTCAAGTGCAATATACTCAATTGAACGAGCAGGCTTTAAGAATATTTTGGCGTACAGAATATTCCTATCAACCAACTCTGGGGTTGTTGTTGTCTCGTCGAGAATAATCTTAAAATCTGTTAATCCAAGACGGGCTTGCACACCTCTCAAGAATGGCTCTGCTTCGCTAAGGAACCTATTCCAGGTTGAAGAAACGTTCTGATCGAAGAGCACAGTAGCTGCCATACGAGAGATTTCTTTCTTAACGAAAATCATCAAACGACGAACATTAATTCTATCAAGCGCAGATGGTGTAAGCTGTAACGTCTTTTGTCCAAAGATTACGATACCCTCGGCTGGGAAAGTTGCGATTGGATTGATATTCGCCTCGTAAAGATCATCACGATCTTTGGAGGTTAATCTCTCGCGAGCTTGAATTACAGGCAATCCTGCTGAACCTTCGGTTAGTCCACCACGAGTAAAGCCTGCGGGTGCGAACCAAAGCTCAGAGTTACGTTGGGTGCTTGAAAACGCTCCAAGTGCAACGACTGATGGTGGCACGAAAAGTTGAGCACTACTAATGGTGTCCCTAATTTGGACCCATGGATAGTACGCACATCCATAAGAAGAGTTTGTTTTTCTATTTCTCATGTTTGTGATCGCTGTTGAGACAGATCCCAAGTTATCACCGTCTGAACTATTGTTTTCAGTGTTGGCATAGTATCCTGTCTTGATATCGATCACAGCAAGGGCATCTCCACGAGCCTCACAAACTTCAATCATGTGGTCTGTGAGAGATTCATTCCAAATACCAGGGGTAGCCATCAAGTTGTATTCAGCAACTTCTGGATCTGCCACTGTGTCAATCGCTCTACGAACACTATAATATGCATAGTTGGATGTGTCAGTGCCATCTTCAAGATCTGTGTTGTTAAATGGTTCTTTTTCTTTAACATTGAAACCATCATATCCGCCATGAAGTGGAACAGTAAATCGGTTATAACCTTGGTCGAGCACCTCTTTGTAAGAGGAACTAACTGCTGTCCAAGATGTTCCTGCTGCTCTTGAACCAGAGTCATATATAGCAATGGCAGATGAAGCGCCTGCGGCGGACGGCTTAAGATCATCAAGACTAAACAAGTAAGAGAACTCTAAGCCATTCTGATTTGTAAACGTGTCTACTGCGTCAGGCAACGGTCTTACCACATCTTGATAACTTGGCTCGAATCTATTGTTGCTTGCTTGCGTTGAGTCAATGCCAAAGTATGCATCCTTTGGATCTGGAATGTCACCATCTGATGCGGTTAACCTGAGTGGGATAGCTGGGTATAAAGCAATGCCGCTGAAATTGGCTGTGTTGGTTACACCATCCAATGTTCCTGAAACACCAGTATTAATAAACTTGCCATGTGTACCAGCATCTATAAGTGGTCTACAAATATTTGTACTACCTCTTGCCCATGCGTTAGCTGGTGCATCTGATCCAGATTGGTATCCCCATTGCTGGAATCTTAATGGTCCATAAGAACCAAACGGCAAGAGTGTAGAATCGGTAACACCTCTGTCAACATCTCTTTCTACTTCAACTCTAATATAGCTGGAAGCATTACGATAGTTGCCCTTGACAATGTGTCTACGCACTGTGTCATCCCATGTAAGAAATTGATCTCCAATCACTTTTGAAATGTATTGAGTAGAGTTCGGATTAAGGTTTACAGAACTATATCTCTCAATAACAATTGGTGAATTATCACTATCTCTTGCATCGCGAACTTCGACACTAAATGATCCATATGGATCAAAGTCATTTGTAGATGCTTTGATGTCAGTGATTGAGACTTTAATTTTCTTCATCTCATCATCACCTGCATCTAAGGTGTGGAATTTAAAAAGTTTCGAAACTCTGGATGTGTCTAAAATATCATATCCGGCAGATGAATTTTGTCGGTCTTGTGAAATTATCCATGGAGTTTGGGCTGCTTGAAATCCGAACTTAAAATCAGAAGCGGCGTTTGATCCACTATCTAATCCAAGAATAACTCCGAATGCATCACCTGATGAATATTTTGCCAAATGCCTTTCGTAAGTTGGTCCAAGCCAATATGTTTTTAACTGAGTCGAATCAGTAACATCTGAATTTACTAACGTGGGATTTGTATTAAAAACTTTTCTAATGTATTTTGAAGAATCTGGATTAAAGTTGAAAGTGCTCATCTTTATGACGTTGCCACTATCATCTTTGATTTGTGCCTTAAATTGATTAACGGCTTCTGATTGTGCTGCGATAAGTGCTGCACTTCCTGTTCGTGCCAAATCAGCAGCGGCAGAAGCGCCACGAAGTGCCCCAGAAAGTTCAATAGCGCCCGATTCTAAATACCAAACGGCTGCAAGAGCGCCTGTTACTGCGGTAGCGTGCGAGGCAGATGGAAAGACAAAAAGACCGTAAGCACCAGCATTAGAGCCAATAGCGTTGGCATTTACCCCTGGTGAGCTTCCTGCGCCTGAATACCAGCCTGCTTCTCCGGCACCATCCTCAGCGACCTGGCTACTCTGGGCACCGAGAAGTCGAACAACTGTTAGTGCATTGCTGTTTCGCAAATATGCCTGTGCAGCGTATGCGGCATAAGTAGGTGCAGTGTAATTGCCATTACGCCAAACATCGTCACCAGAACCGCCAGGGATTGGGTTGCCAAAAACTTGAACAAATTCTGAAAATGAACTAACTTTAACTGGGCGCATCCCTGGTCCGCGCTCGGTTCGTCCAATAATAACTGGACCCATCTCATCGGGGGTGGCTGGTAACTGTGAGTTATCAATTTCATTAATAAAAATGCCGGGGGAAACAAATTTAAAAGATTTAACTGACATTATGAAGTGTCTCCTTGTCGCTCTTCGAAATATTGAGAATAAAATATTCTGATTATCGTTAATAAATAGTTAATAAATTGGTGAAAGTCCTAAATATAACTTTATGAACGATAAAAAGGAACATTGCCGCTAACATGGCGTTGGTCGGGGATGTCGCCAAGGATTACGTGTTCTCTTGGAATCTTTATTTCAACTGCATTTTCTCTTCGAACAATCTTTGGACGCTCTTCATTTTTGTCGGCTCCAACGATATATCCAATAATTCTAAAGCTGATCTGTGTCTCATATCCTCGGGCATCTTCTAATAGTGATGCTGCATTATTATTTAATGCATAATCCGAGTCTATAAACATTTCAAATCGATGATTATCTTTTTCAATAACAGCGTAATTAATTCCACCAGTCTTTGTCATAAACGGTGTAATCATTTCATTGATTTGTTGCTGATATTCCGCCATTACTGTTAGTGTGTATGAAACTTCAATGTAAACAGGCACAGGAACTGTTATCGTTTCATACACCACTTTTTTATTCTTTTTCGGAAAGTTGTTTTGACTAACGCCCACATTTAAAACTATTTGTTTTTTGGCGTCAGCATTTGCAAAGTTTGCTGTCTTGTCCTGTTTGATTTCTCTTGCAACTGTCATCAAGCCGCCTTTTACATCACTTCTGTTTTCGACAGCAGCATAAAAAGCCCCTCTCTTTGATAAGTCTTTTGATATACCTGTTCTTTCGAGGCTCATAATAGGGTAAATTAAAAACCCGTTTACGTCGCGCAACTCACGATCATGCTTAATCTGAAAAGCTCGTTCGGCTCCTGCCCAAATAAAAGGAACCTTTTTAAAGCCCTTGTTTGTGGAACAAAATATATCAAGCTCTTCATCAATATAATCAAAAAGCGCACGATCAATTGTTTCAATTGTTGAAGGTTGAAAATCAAGCTCTTTTAACGGAGCGAGATCTGTTCCTCTTGTCAGGCTAAAATCGTCTGGATAATCAGGTGGCATCGAATAGTCCCTCTCTTGAATAGTATGCTGTGGCTACAATTTCAAATGTGTGGTCAATTTGCCCAAACAATTGTCTTGCCCATTGAGTGCTGACAATTTCGTAGTAGTAGTCGCCATATAAAACAAAGTCGCCTTCACGAACATAAAGATCCTGATCTTCAATCAATCTTCTTTTGTGGAAGTGAATTGTAATTGTGTTTTGTTTGTCCATACCAGCAGGCGTGTCTGCTTTTGTCTCTGTGCTTTGATAATCTACAAGTGCATAAACACGAACTGGTGGTAAAAATGTTTTCTCTATTGCTTCGCCGTAAAGATTGTTATACTGAGTGATTGAATCGTCAATCGGATAATAAACAATTTGCTGTCCTATAACGCGCTCAATAAGCTCGTCATTAACTTGCTTAACAAGGTTGCGTTCTTTTTCACCAAGGAACAGCGGGGGTGGTGGCTGGTCTGGCTGTTTCCATTTTTCGTCGTCTGACATTTATCCCCCTTATCCTACGAAAACGCCTGCTGGTATTTTCTGACTGAGGTTGTTGACATTATCGCTAATCTCTGAATCCTTGGCGGCAAGAGCCTGAT